TTATGTTCCTTTGCAGGAAGGCCGTATCGTCAGAACAATATCGTCCTCTTTCTGAGAGAGAAGCAGTTCTTTTTGACGGGTATCAGAAAGTGTACAAAGGAGTGTATCGCCATCTGACACGATCTGGATCCCCTCTGCGTGAAAGAGAAGACGGTTTGTATCATCCAGATGAAAGACTTTTGTAAGCAGCTCTTTTTGTTTCTGTGTGAATTCCATCGGACGTGTTTCCTGCTCCGGAAGAGGAAGCAGATTTTTTACGAAGCGCTTCCGATAGGTGCTCGGTGTAATTCCATAGAGTTCCTTGAAAATCTGAGAGTAGGACTTGGAGTTTGGCATCCCGCATTTTCCGGAAATCTCTTCAATCGAAGCTTTCCCTTCCAGAAGGTCTTCCAGAGATTCCCGGACCCGCACATAGGACAGATATTTGACAAAGGAAAGTCCGGTATAGCGGGTGAACAGTCTGGAGGTATAGCTGGTGCTGAAAGAAAGCGTTTTTGCGATGTCCGAAAGATGGATATTTTCCTGATAATGGCGGTCGATAAACTGGATCGCCCGCACGTAGTTCTCGTGGTGAGTGGAGTCCACAGGAAGCTGTTCAAAAGGTGTGTTGCGCTGCTTTTTTGCAATGCAGAGGATCTTCATCATGATCTCATTGAGAGCAAACAGATCTGTTCCATCTGCGGAATCTCCATTGAAAAGAACCATGAGAAGCCGACGGATTTCTTCTTTCAGGGAGCGTAAAAGAGTGGCATTGCTTACCGGAGTACACAAGATTGTATGGAACAGATTTTTACAGGAACCGAGCATATTTTCCGGAATCCGCTCAAAATCAATGTGAATGGTCAGAATCACGCTCTCAGGCTGCAGTTTTTTCAGCATGTGGATCTCGTCCGGTGCAATGACAGCCAGCTCCTGCTCGGTCAGGGAGTGGGAGATGTGTTCTGTGATTACTTCATAACTGCCCTTTAGAACATAGGAAAGCTCCAGGCTGGTCTGTCTGGAAAATACTTTGCGGTCAAAGCTGTTGATGCTAAGACTTAAGGGATGATTGAATTTCTGTCCGGAAAAGTCATAATAATAGTTCATGTTTTGCATAGGATCACCTCGTTATCGTCAGTCTGCCGGGAAGGCATATAGTGTCAGTATAATATAAAACAAAGCGAAATAGGTGATTTTGATCATATTTTTTTGTTTTTAACAGTATCTAAGGTCTAAGGATTTTCAAAGATTCCTGTGGTTGACACAAAAACTTCAAAAAACGGGTCAACCACGGGCTTTTTGGTGCATAAAATGCAATCTGAAAGAAATGATTTTTGAGTAGAATAATCGAACCGTTTACAACACACTTACAACAAATCCATTTCTATTTTTTCAATCTCGTTTCTTAAGTCTTCCAATGTCCGGTGACCATATGTGTCATTTGTGACATCACCTATCTTATGACCGAGCATCCTTTTACGATCATTTTCCATGACTTTATATTTTTCAAACAGCCTTGAAAATGTGTGCCGGCAATCATGGGGAGTATGTTTTTCAATTCCAAGTGTGGTCAGTTGAGTATACATCTTGTCCCGGAATATATCGATTTTGTCAGGCAGGAGCACTCCATGTGTTTTCATCCTGTGTGATTTCGACATAAGATGAATAATCTTTTGTACATAAATTGTTTGCCATAGCATACTTGTACATGTGGTAGTATAGATTTTTGATGTGTTCTATGCTGGCGTGTCTGAGCGGACAAGCGTCCATTACTTCCTGCAGATCGTCTGTAACAAGCTTTGCGAAAATTCTGTTGTGTAGGGCAGCAGAGTTCTTGAATCCTGCGCGTAGCGTATATTCCAAGCTGGTGCGTTTTACTTTTTTTGCATCGTATTCATGCCCAAACTTTTTAACATTGAATTTCCGGTATACTTCCGCAAATGTTAATTGAGGCTCTTCCTTTGCTTTAATTCCCTGCACTTGATTGTAATTTGCAAGCAGAGACTGGATAAAATTTTCCGCATTCTTTTTGTCATCCACCTGGATATCATTTTTCATGCCGGGAGTATAGGTGCCGGCTTTGTGCTTTCTGTGGCTTCATTTGCCCGTTTTCGTATTCTTCTTTAGCTGGCGGGTAAACGCCGTAAGGATTGCGGCGATTCTTACCAAGGAAGCGTATCTGACCGTAACCATTGGGCAAACGAGGATGCTTTTTTCTTTTGGCCATATCATCATCTCCTTTAAATTTAGGTATAAAAATAGCAGCCAGCACATGAACGAATGTTCTGGATTGTGTAGCTGCTCCGAAGATGATACAATATTCACTGGTAAGATATGGCATATCTTCGGATATGTAGACCGTCTCAGTGTTGGTAGCACTGGGGCGGTATTTTATTGCAGTTTTTATTTTAATAAATCATCAATACAAATTTCAAAATCTTCATATATTTTCAATTTGAGTGTATCATGAAAAGGAATGATCACCGGCGCGACATCTTCCTCATATCGGTATACCGTTGTGCGTTCTCTGGCAGGATCCACAATCCAATACTCCCGAACACCTGCGTCAGTATAGAGCGTATTTTTGGTAGAGTAATCCATTTTACGGCTGCTCGGTGAAACGATTTCGATGATAAAGTCTGGTGCTCCTTCACAGCCACGGTGTGAAATTTTGTTAGAATCACAGACAATGCTGATATCAGGCTCCACATAATTGGAATCATCATCCTTAATAAAAACAGCAAATGGAGCAGGATAGACTTTGCAGTTACCACCTTTTTTTTTGATATAATTCCTCAGAGAGGCGGAGAGTTCCATTACTAATTCCTGATGTAATGGAGACGGTGGTGCCATGTTATAAATTTGTCCGTCAATCAATTCCGCTCTCTGTCCATCTGGAAGAGCATAGATATCATCAATTGTGTGTGTAGTTGTTTTTAATAATGGCATAGGAAAACCTCCTTCTGAAAATAATAAAACATAATTTTAGTTTATCAATTATCCAACCGAGTGGTACTCCGGTATCTCTTTAAGACCACTAGGGCGTGATAGCTGCCTGTTCTATTTTTGGATAAAAGCAAAGGTGTTATTGTAATTCTAGTAATTTTTCAGATATCTTCTGTGTTAATTCGCTTTGCTGTGTTGCGGTTAGTGTTCTTGATGTTCTTATTACAATACTTCCCAGTATGTTATGGGAACCAGAATCTAACATCCCCGCTCCATCAAATGCAGAAAGATAAGTATTTCGTTTCTCTGCTTCTTCAATAGTAGGATATACCTCAATACATCCGCCGCAATCGGTACCTTTTTCGACAATATCATTACCAAAAACTTCATCCTGGTTTATTAATGAACTAGAAAAATATATGCAAGCAGTATATCCACCAGCCTTGTTCAGATTACCGTTGGGGTCATGGTCTTCAGTAACTGCCTGCACACCGGAAATACCTTCTACATCCGCTATTCTTTGAATAACAAAACTTTCTGTAGGTGCTGTGATCTGTCGCATCTGCAAGATACTGTTTTCCAGTGCTGATTGTTTTTCTTTTATAGCATCAATAAATGAACTGTAATCAATAGGCTCTTTTAACATTTTGGTAGCGGATATAATGTCCGATGTTTTACTCGGAAGCTCAGGAACTGTTCTTTTAGCATTTTCTGCATCTGCTATTGAGACTTTGAGTTCGGACATGGTATTTTCATCATAAGGCTTATTTGTTTCATCCATTAGGGATTGTGCATCAGCTATGACGGAGTCTAATTCTGCATTCTTTACTTCCAAAGTCTCTGTGGCAGTATTGAAACCGTTCACAGCTTCGTCATGCGGTTTCTTTACCTGAAAGTACCAAATATAAACGCTGACACTGGCGATGACAATAATAGTGAAAACGATACCTATAATAGCATTTTTACTTTTCTTTTTTGTTTCTTCCATAGTTTTCCTCTTTTTCCCCGTACCTTAACACCACTTTACTCTATATAAACGCTGTAGCGGTTATATCTTAAAGAACATATTTTCCTAAGATTCTTCCGATTTCAACAATATCACTGGATCCAGTAAATCTTTAATGTCCATAAGTATCAATCCTTTTTATACTTTTTAGGTGTGTACTTTTCTTTGTTTTTCTGTTTTGCCATTTCCATTCCAATTTTCATAGCGGAAAGAATAGATTCTATTGCTTCTGGAGAGGCTGGATCACCATCAAACATTAAACCATCTTGCTTCAGAAGTGCTTCTGTATCACTTAAAATAGCTTCTATTTGTTTGGAATCTCTTTTTGTGAGAGAGGATTTATCGGTAACGATTTGAGTTTCTGGTTCTTTTCCTGTTGTTAAATAATTTACTGACACACCGAAATAGTCAGCTATTTTTTGTAATCTTTCCAACGTTGTGTTGCCAGTTCTAAGTTTTCCTATGGAACCACGGCCAAACCCTAATTCTCTTTCTAGTGCTGTAATAGCCAGATTCCGTTTTTTGCATAATTCTGAAATTACATCATACGTCGTCATAATTGTCCCTTTCTAAAAATGTAGAAAAAAATCTACATAAAGTATTGATAACGTAGAAAAAAGTCGATATAATACAGCTATAAGGTAGAAAAACTTCTACGACATTGCTGAATAAATAAGAAAAATTCTACATCGTTTGTGGTTATTCTGATTATAGAATATTTTCTATATAAAGTCAACAGAAATAGAAGATTTTCTCTTTATAAATAACAACTGCATGTATGTACGGAAAAAAGGATTCCCCGTAACTATCGTTGGATGATAATTACGGGGAGAGACTATTACATATCGTGGTCTTCTAGAAATCTAACAATTTCAAAAATGCACACAATACATTCTAGAATTATTTGGATTAATTTCCTTAAGTCTCACCTCTTTTTGCGGAGGTATCCTTAAGATTGTTACTCCTCGGCAACTCCTTCCTATAATTTCAAGCCCTAATTCATTGATTTTTGGGCTTTTTTCTTTAAATGTTTACCTCAAAACAAGGGCTTAAAGTGTAGAACAATCATTGTATCCTGTACTGAATAGTTGAAAATGGGTACACTTAATAAAACATCCTTTTGTTTGCTTTATAAAGGCTATAATCCCTCTGTTCAACTATGATGTTGAACCTTCCGTGTCTAATGGTATCTTGTACCAACTTCCTTCGTCCCACCTGTTCATACACTGGGTGCCAACTAAGCTTTCTAACAGGGTCATGCCCTACGGAGTGAACTACCGTCAGCTACAGCTCTTGTTTGTATTTGATTCTTACCGACCTACTGCTTTCTTCAAGAAAACTGATTTTCAGTGGACGCTCTCTTTTGTTTCATCGGTTGGTCTTGTTGGTGATGCAGTGCATTTCACACTCCATCCGGGTTTACGGGTTTCCTATCCAGAACCCTGCCCGATTTCAGATACTTTCTGCAATCCGGCAAGGCTCTGGAATATATGATTCAGTCTTGTTCTTATGCCACCTGTACTGACTGTTCGTTTGGTCTTACTATATCTCTCAACATTTTCTTCGGATCATATGTCATCCCTTTTGTCAGGATTGCAAAAATCACCCTCAGTATCTTACAGGCAATCACTATCAACGACTGCAACTTTTTTAGCGGATTGTCTTTTCGGGTTGTGTAATACGCATGTAATTCTTTAAATTCATCAGCATGTGCCACTGCTGACTTTGCCCCCCTGAAACAGCCAATATCTAAGCCGTTTACGCCCTCTATGGCTAATCTTAGTTTTGCCCTTGTGTTGCACAGCAAATTGTAGGAACGGGAAATATACAATTCAAAACAAATAGAAACGTTACATTGTCTGCAGAAGAATATAACAGTCCTGTTACGTATGAGTGTTATGGAGAGGTAATCGTGAAATAAGGAGACAGAAATGACAGATACAGTGATAGTAGCAATTATATCTCTGCTTGGCACTTTGCTTGGAAGTTTCGGGGGAACGCAGCTTGTAAAGTACCGGATAGAGCAATTAGAAAAGAAGGTAGAGAAGCACAACTCTATTGTAGAAAAAACATATATTTTAGAGGAAAAAGTGAAAGTAGCAAATCATAGAATTGAGGATTTGGAGAGGAAAGGTGAGGAATGATGGAACGGATCATGAATTATGTAAAACCGGAACTGATTGTTGTAGCAGTGGTACTGTATTTTATTGGAACTGGACTGAAACAGTCTCAGACAGTAAAGGATAAGTACATCCCGCTTATTTTGGGCGGGCTTGGCATTGCCCTGTGTGCAGTATGGGTGTTTGCTTCTTGTCCGATTAGTGCCGGGCAGGAGATCGCAATGGCGGTATTCACGGCGATTATACAGGGAATTTTAACAGCTGGATTGAGTACATATGTGAATCAGACCATTAAGCAGATCGGGAAGAAAGAATAA